TTTATGATGATAATTTGATGTGCTTGTCCGAGTGTGAACAACTGCCAATCCTCATGCCCTTCAAAGGTTATGGAATAAGTGCCGTTGTTTTGGTAATGCTTTTCGATGATGCTGATGTTCTTGTATGTTCTGCGTTGTAAAATGGTTTCAACCGCATCCAATTCAAAAAGGGTTCTAAAATAAAGTGTCATATAGTTCCCTCTATTGTCATACCAAAGTGAAACGCTTCGGTGTATGTCATTTGCCCTTCAATCTTCACTTCCCACAATATCATGTGGTCATCGTGCATGAGTTTGGCATCCACACTCCATGGCTTTCTGTATTGGATGATGTAATCTTTCATCTTATCTAATTGCTTTTGCGTGATCCACAGTGTTTCTATCATTTTGCTTTTCCTTTATACATTCTGCGTTGAACCAACATTTGAGTGAACTCATTGAATTCGGGGATGTATTCATCCTTTTCAAACTGGTATGGGGTTGCTTCTTCAATTTGTTCAAAACGCTTGTTGTTGCGTTTGATGCAGTGCCAGGAATAACCAATGGCAAATGCAAGTGGTGTTCCGATGATTAAGTAAATGATATCCATGTTATTTGTCTTTTCAAAAATAGGTTAAAGTATTTGCAATTCCAAATTAAATGCGTTTTAATATAAAATCAAACGCTTCGTGTAAAGTGACTGTGCGGTAAATTTCAGCCATGCGAAAGGCGTGTTCCCATGTTGGTGCATACCATGTTTTGGTGTACAATTCCTTTCCGCTTTCTGTGCGATAAACACATTCGTAAATGTTAAGTGTCATGTTCATAGTACAAATATACATTTGATATTTGAAATTCCAAACATATACACAAATAAAAAAAGGGATTTTACTCCCTTTCTTTTGTGAATGGTTACTTTTCCTTTGTGAGTGACTTCAACATTTCAATCAAACGGGGGCAAGGATACACATCCGCCTTGTCCGCACGAACTGAATTGTGGGTGAATACACCTGATTCGTTCTTCAATGCACGCTTGGTTACAACCCAAATATCCTCATTATAGGTTAAATCTATGCCGTACTTTTCATTCCAAAGAATCAACAAGTCCTTAACGGATTGGATTTGTTCGTCTGTGTATTTGTGCCACAACTTGTATCCTTTGTAGGCCGTTGGAAGTTCCGTCACTTGGTCTGCGGGTATTTCTCCACCCACATAGTTGTAATACTTTGTGCCTTTTTTGGTGATTGGTCCCCAATTGCAAACCTCAATGCCAATGGATGTTCTATCCAAAGGTAGGTATGGGCAACCATGCCCCATGAAATGCTTTGTACCAAGCCCTAAATGATACGCCCAATACTCACTGCCAAACCCTTGAACAATTGTTCCGTCTGTTGAGATGGCAACGCAAGTGGCAACCTTGTTGGCAACCTTTTCCCAATATGCAAAGGTTTGTTCACCGCTTCCGTTTCCCGCCGTGTGGTGTAAATACACCTGGGTCTTCTTAACCGCTTCGCGATTGTATGCCCGAAATGGTACTTGTTTAATTTTCATCTTGTTTCTTTGATGCTCCAAAATAGAATGATACTACCATAGTGACAATGGATGTTACCCCACCCGCAATGGTAAAATAAATGTCCTTTTGATCCGTTGGGAAATCCCAAAAGATAATTGAAAATAAGATGGCATAACTCAATGCCAAAATTAGGATGGCTACAATGCCCGTTACATTTGCTTTGAATCTGTCCATTATCCTTGTCCCACACTGGGCTTTTTTGATTTGTGTTTATTGATGTGCTTGGTGTGTCTGCCCAACTTCTTCTTGGGCTTTACACGAAATGTCGTTGTGTTGGTTGCCTTTGCCATTACATTCCGTTGAGTTTTAGCATATTGTTCAAACTCAATGTGTCCATTTCCGCCAACGCCGTATCAACTCCCATGAACATCATGGTCTTTGCATACTTTTCCGCCTTGGCTTGTGCCTTGGCAACATCTGCTTTTAACGCTTCTTTTTCTGCAACCTTTGATTCAACCATCTCCGCGTTCATCGTTTGAGCCATTTTGGTGACTTCTCCCGCACTTTGAATGTTTTTTGATACCTTGTTAAGCAACGCGTCTATTTCGTCAATCTGCGGGCTTGGTTTGGCGTTGGCAATTGTGAACACATAACCAGTGATAAACAATGCACTAAATACGATTAAAAGATTTTTCATAGTTTTTTCATTGTTTGCATGATGCGTATTTCGGTCATGGTTGCGGCTAAACACGAATCGGACTTTTTAAGGGCGTATGTAAGTTTGTCAATCTTAACATCCAACGCTTCTATCTTTTGGTTTGCCTTTTCAATCTGTTCTTTATAGCCCGAACGCAAGTCCATATACAAATAAGACACAGCCAACAACATGCAAAAAGAAACGGCCGCAATTGGATTTTTCTTAAATTGCTCAAACGAAACGGGCAACGCATTAGGGGTTTTCTTGACGGCGGTCATATTCTAATAAAACGATTTCAAAACAAATTGTTATGATTGTGGTGGGAATGGTGGTGGTGGTAAAACTATTTCATCATACGGCACACATTTGGTCAAGTCAACCAAACTGCTTACTTCGGGATTTACCGTGAACCAATACACCCCAAATTTATCAATGATAGGATTGCAATAATCAGTTGCACCCGCATCAGGGAAATCTAATAACTCACACGCTTGAGTATCTAAATCTTGAAACTCTGCTTTATTTTTACAAGCATAAAAGCAAGGGTAAATTTGTGTTGGTTCTATTGGTAACATATCTTTAGAAAGCGTTATTGTTTATTGAACGGATATAGTTATACATTGCTGTTTTTTGACTTGAATTATTAACAGTTCTACACGAAATAATAGTGCTTATCATTCCATTTCCCGCAGAGGTATTATCACTAAATACATTTATCGCTGTACTTGCATTATTTCCAATTGTTCCCGTTGCGTCTGTACCATTATTGATAGCCGCTTTACTATTTGATGTGTTGTAATCTGCTGTAAATAAAGCCAATAAATGATTTTGAGGAGATGTAAAAGATATAGCACCAACACCAGGACCTCCGTTGTATATTCTTATTGCACTACTATCTTTATATAGGGCTGTATTTAATAAATTACCACCAGAAACTAAACCTCCAAAACCAGTCCTTTGAAAAGGGTTTAATGAAACATATCTTGTAAATGTGCTAACAGAGGATAATACTCCAGAATTTAATTTATCATCAATTCCATCACCTTGAACCTCTGTTCTATCAACCAAAACACCTTTATACCCCGTTGCCGCAGTTCCCGTGTTAATTGTCCAAACCTCTCCCGTTGTACTTGTCCATTGTGTTTGACTTGTACTTGCGTTGTATGTTGCGGGGTTGAAGTCAACTACGGGTGTGCCACCGATTGAGTTGGCTATTGTTGCACGATATACGCTACCAAAATAAGGGCTTATTGTTCCTGCAAAATATCCACCCACTTCAATAGGTGCATTTCCGTTAAATAATGAGCCTGTAAAACCACTTATATTTGTACCTAATTGAGTATAAGTTGTGCCATCTGTTGAGGTGAAAAATTTAATTATTCCACTTGATGCAACTCGTGTAACTTTTAAATAAAAAATAGTTCCATTAGAATATGAATAATTGTCGCTTGTATATGAAGTATTTGTTGAGCCATTTGATGATAAATACAAAATAAATTCACCTGCACTTGTTTTTGTTAAAGTGAACTGAAGATTACTTGAGCGGTATTTAGATACAATTGGGCTTTCCCCGCTTGATGGTTTGCCTTCTATTTTTGCAATAATTTCAATATCGCCCGTAATTTGATTTGCTGATGCATTTGGTGTAGTTAAATAATTTCCTATTACCCCTGCATTAAACCAATAATTACCACTACTTGCACCGTTATGCGCCAACAACAAAGGCTGACTTGCTGCCGTTGTTTGAACTACATCTCCACTTGAACCCGCACAACTATATAACTTTTGAACCGCTTGCCCTGCCGTTGTTCCTGCACCCGCTCCAAGTTTATACCCCAAATATTGAGCATCCAAGCCAACACTAACTGCCGTTGTAATGTCGGAAGTGCCGTAGATTGTTTTGACTGCGGTAAAAAATCCATTCACGCCACTCAAACCCGCTGGAACAACTCCACCGTCTGCAATCACTCTATTGTAGTGGGCTTGTGCTTGTGCGTCAATACCCCCCGAACTTGCCAAAATTCCATGCGTTGCCAATATCATGATACTATATCTCCAAATAAATATGCTTCGGTTGTTGAAATAAAAATCAATGTCGCACCGCTATATTGTGCATTTAATTTTAACTTACCTTCATTGCTTCGGATTGTCATACCACTACCCGCCACAACTGTTGTTTGACCCGCACCATATTGAGCCAACAAGATTTGTGTACCCGCTGCAAAAATTGATGCGGGGATAGTCAAGTTATTTGCACTGCCAACATTCATTTGAACCAATTTATCCGCATCACTTAAAACTAATGTGTACGACGAGTTTTGGCTATTAATGGCAATCAATTTATTTGTTTTTTCATTTAATTGCGAAGCCGTTGGAACTGCAACACCACCTTGTTTCAATTGATTGGTAAAATTGACTTCCGTTGTGGATACCTCCATTGGAAGGTTGTTACCATTACCATCAGAAAGTACCTTTGGTGTTCCACTTATGGCGGTGTTATCGCCCGTTTTTATTAGTCCTGGGTATGTTCCCGCAGGGGTTAAGCCGTTTAATGATATTCCCATGATTATATATTATTCCAAGTATCGTTAATTGAATTCCATTGTGTGTTGATTTGTTGCCATTCCAAGGTTGCAAATGTCGGGTTTCGTGTTATTTGCCCAATGCCTTGCGCCCACAAAGTGCCATCACAACACTTTTTGGAATATGTGTTTTTGTCCTTGCACAAACACGCCCGTGTTCCACCACCTTGTGGGGATGACCTTGATGGGGTTTTCCACCCATTCTGTGTGTTGTTATTTGGGTTGTTCCAATTGCTCATTTTCTTATCAATGCAAAAAGTAAAAGTAAAAATAACACCGATCCAATCGCCACACCAATTTTTTGTGGTACACTGATTCTTTCTTTGTACTGAATTTGTGGTGGTAACTGAATGGTCTTGGTGTAACGGATGGTATCTGCCTTCACAATTGTTTGAACTCTTATCACATCGTGATTTCGATATACAATCGTTTTAACGCCATCCTTTTCAATTGTGAGGGTATCAATCGTTTTTGTTGTAAAAGTGTCTGTAATGGTCACAGAATCACGCACAAACACGGTATCAATGCCATACACGCTTATTTGTGCCATGGCGGGATTCTTTTTGATGGCTTGTTCTAAATGCCACTGCGCAGAACACCCCGTCAACAAAATGATAAGTGTTAATAATTTACCACCTTTGACAAACAAATCGCACTTCACCTTATTGATGGTTTTCAATTGCGTCATGTAGGTGGTCAATTTCTTGACCTTTTCATCCTTTGGTTTGTATGTTTTTTTTACAGATTCCATGAAACATAGTTAGACGGATTTGTATTTGGGTATTCACCCGCTTGTTGGTCCTCGGTGTACTGACTAAATAATTGTGGGTAGTAACTCAAATAATCCACAACCCTACGGCGATAAGTTTCCGCGATGTTTCTTTGGCGTTGAACCAATGTATCAATTTCACTTTTGTCTGGCAATGTGGTGTTTTCGGGTGAGTTTCTCAAAATACCCGCATTGCTCACCTCATAACCATGAAACAACAACAAATCGGCCATGGCGTAATGAATCAACATCGGTTGAACATAGTGCGAAACCAAAGTTTGGTAGTTGCCCGTCAATGTTCCGTTTTCAACCTGGGTTAAAATGTACCGATACAACTTCGTTCCCAAAAGTTCTTGAACTTGTATGTCTTGACTGATTTTAACAAAGGGATAAATTTTGTCAACATCTACGTTACCCCCTAATTGGGTATACTTGAATATCAATTCTTTGTCTACGAGTAATATGTCATCGTTTGCGTACATCTTATTTATTCTTTAATGATCCTTTGTTTGGCATATCAATAGGGCGTGTCTTGGCGGTAT